CTGCCGTCAACCATAGACTGATAAGGTTGAATGTCCGGCATAACGTAGTGGTGATCTGGCGTGTAATCACCCTTTTCTATCGCTACGCCATCAACGTAAATCCAGCTTTTTCTCATAGCAGGGCTAAAACGTCCTCGTCATCAAGTTCAATGTGCAATTCCCATATCCTTTGCACTCTGTCCAAATCCTCTAGCATCCGGTCGTAATCAATTGCCGGCAAAGTAGCTGCTCTGGTTTCCATAAACGGCGCGGCTATCTCCTTCGCAACGTCTGGCCTACCCTCTACAATCTTTTCAAACGCATAAACAATCTCTGCCTTACGACGCGCCTTATCTGCAATTTCCTTTGCAAACTTCTTTTTAAGGTAATCGCCATCATGGGTGTCAACCTCAACGAGGGGCGTTACATAGTCCCAGGTGGCTTCTTCCCAAGTACCGGTGTCCCAACCTCCGTTCATTGGACAATTTCAACGCCAATGGCTTTACCGTCAGGGCCGCGAATAATCCGCTTCTTAGCGGTTGCAGCCGACATAACATTGTCCATTTTCTCCATCGTTGCGTTTTGCATATCGTTCATGTTTTGGTGCATTGCTGCTATAGTTTGCAAAGCATTTTGCACATTACCGCCCAACTCCGAGGCTATACGGTCGCTGGCTGCCGTGGCTGCCTCAACTAAAGGCACATCCACGCCCGGATTCGCACCAATTCGCGCAACCAATACCTTAGTTGCAGCCTCCAGCTCTGCTTTCCAACGGTTAAATTCATCTTCTTGCGCTGCGGTCTGCGCCTTCATAGCCATTTCGTGCTGCATTTTCTGATCTTCGATCTGAGCTTGCATTTGCGCTAGTTGCATCTCGGCTTGAATCTTGGACTGGTGCATTTGCCCATCGAGCTGCGCTTTCATTTGCGCTGCCTGAGCATCTGCCTGTACCCGCATCTGGTCAGACTGCGCGGTGGCTTGCATTTTGGCTTGCTCTAGCTGCTGTTGAGCCTGGAGCTTCATCATCTCGGGGTCGGGGCGCTCTTGCGGGTTCTGCTGGCTTGCAGCGGCTTTCTGCTTGATTTGCTCCAGCGCCACGTCTAACGTTCCCTCTATTGCTTTGGCTTGCTTAAACCCGCCTACGCCGAACTTCATCAGTTCTACAAGCATAGGGACAAGCTCTGGCGATTGCTGGCCTACAGGCAACGCTTCACGCATAAATGAACCAAACGCGGTCAGAAACTCCACGCGATCTTTCTTGTTCTGCTGCTGATCAAGCTGCACTAGGCTGTCCGCGTCCACCTCAATCCTAAAGTTTCGCAACGGGCTATCTTGCAACAGCATCAAGGCTTGCGGCACTAGAGCTTGGTCGGCCTCGCTCATCTGCTCAGCAGCGGCGTATTCAAGGATGGTTTTGGGCTGGAACTTGCTGCAAATAACTTGCGCTTTTAGCCTGATAAGCTCAGAGGCAAACAGAGCAACTTCCTCCTGCATACTCCGCAGCCGCAAACCAGCATACTGACCTTTGATCTGCTGCGCCGTAGCGGTTTCTGAAGCGGCGGTCTGACCACGAATAATGTCCGAAATGCCGGTAATCTCGTAAATCTGCGATTTAATGTCTTCACGCGCCCGATAGCATTGGAGCAAAGCGTTTGACAGTACATCAAGCGGCAACAAGTCAATACTGCCCTTCAGACCACCTTTTTCGCTAAACGCCATCCATTTATCGACTGGAATAAGCGCGTTATTCTCGCCTTCTGTCAACAGCCTTTGCAGGCTAGGTTGGCTTGCGTCATACACACCCCGAACCCGGAGAGCCTTTACCAGCCCGTCAATGCGGTCTGACAGGATGTCCAGCTCGTTTGCTTGATCTTGGTACAAAATGAAGTCAGGGACAGGGACAAGCGTGTCCGATGTCATCGTTGCGTACAGAGGAGTAGCGCAAGGGAAGAAACCCTCAAGCTCTAGCGGATCGTCGCGCTCATCAATCAGCGTAGGATTGTTCTTGGACAGCCAGTAGACCTTGCCTGTTTCCTTATCCCAAAGCTCGCATATCTTGGCGCGGGTGCGTTCTTTTGTGGACTGCCCGTAGTTTGTAAGCGTTTCGGGGCCGGAATCTAGCGCAATAGTCTTGGCGGTTTTCTCGCCAAATCGCTCGATAAGAGCTTCGCGGCTCATATACACCCACCGCCAAACGCACGTTACTTCTTCCCAAGTGCGAGCGACAGAATGCCCAAAATCCTTCCAATGGATATAATCCGTGGGTGCTTGTTCAAAGTCAATTTCTTCCTGGGGTTCCTCGCCAGCGGTGTAATCCTCGCTTTCAGGCGCACCTTCAGGAGTTTGACCTTCGGCTGCCTCATTCTCTACGTCCTCCGTAACCTGCAAACCATCCTCAGGAATGTCCTGCTGCCGAACGTGCGGTTCGTACCGTACCCAAGCAACCCCGCGACCGCCGAGAAACCTATCCTCGACCGCGTGCTTCATTGTTGCGCGAAAGTCAGGGTAATGCTCAATCTCAAAGTCTAAGGCGCGTTCAATAAGCTGCCCCGCCACCCGTCCTACAGGGTCATTATCGCCAAACCGCCGTTCTGCCACCGCTTTAGGGAGCTTGGCATAAACAGCAGGGATAAGCGTCTGGACGTTGCTCCACAAGATGTTGAACTTGGCGGTTTCGTTTGTGTGCTGGCTGCGGTTGTCGTCGCGGTAACGCTTAACAATTTTAGTTGTTCGCGCTTCCCACTTCTTAAACTCGTTGTCATAGCTTGAAATGACGTTGAGCCATTTCTGTACGCCGGTGCTGGTCGGTTCCATTTATTCTCGTCCTATGATGTTCATGTGCGCCGGGTCGAATACGACAAAGTTGCTAGTTCCAACACCTTTACCGCGTGAGTTTTGATCTAAGTAGCGAATACCGGGAATACCGTTGTCACGGAGGATTTTGGACGCTTTTTCTTGCGTTCCTAATTTATTCTCAAGAAAATCATAAAATTTCGCCCCTTCGCCTTGTACTGCGCGTTGCCCTGACCATGTTGCAGGGGTTTCCTCAAACAATCTTGCCGCATTTAAAATTGCTTGTTCTGGTGAAGGTGCGGCTGGATGCCCTCCAACAGCATATTTCCATGCAGGATTAGCATTGCCGGTTTCTTTTACCATTGACGCAACTTGTTCCCGAGTCAATTCAGGTGCGTTAAAATAACCTAGTTTCCTTGCTATATTTTTTATTTCACCCTGCTGACTTAGCGGTTTATCCCAATCCAACATTTTTGCTATGTTTTCGTCGGGGAGGTCTACTTTGTAGAGGTTGCCTTTTGTCGCTATATTTCCTGATTCAAGCAAATCAATTGCTGCCTGAACCTGCGCTTTGGTTTCTGGAGATTGTTGTTTTGCAGCAGTACGTTGCACCATTTTTAAGTGTGATGTAGCTTTACTTGTGTCGCCAAATTCATCAATTGTTTTTTGTGCAAGCCACGCTGGATCATCAAAGTTTATTGTTGAAGGCTTTCCCTGCATTGCAGAGCCAACATAAGCTCTATCCGCTGAATAGATTCGGGCAGTTTGCGGATTCTCTGCCAAATAACCAGCCCCAACTCCGTAAGCCTGCGCTCCCTCGCCCGTCCCGATCTTCATCGGGTCAAACTCACCCAACGGGTTCTTGGCAGTCGGCGGGAAACGGTGTGGCGAGCCATGCCATACGTCCATCGGCAACACAGCGCCCGACTTCACCATGTAATTCTCAAGCCCACGCGCCAGTTCTGGCCCTGCATATTTTCCAGCAGCCATCACCGCGCCCTTAGCCAACGGTGCAAACGGCAAAGCGCCAGCCAATATGTCAGCGCCAATCAGGAAGTTTTCCGTTTCCCTAGACCTGCGCTCATAGTCCCTTGAACGCGGATCCATTACCGAAGTAGGGGGAGCCATGTTAGCTCTACCCTTTCTACCCTGTTCGGCAATGTTAGGGTTCATGGTTACCGGCCCTTCCATATTTTGCTGGTAACGTAAAGCAGCGGCAAGTCGGTTAGCGTCAGCCATTATTTATTCCGCGCCGAGATAGCACGCGCTTTTGCCTGTGCGTCCTCTTTGCTTGAAGCACCCCATGCCTTTAGAGCAAGTGCCAGACGGGTAGGATCGCCATTAGGCTTCTGCATCGGCCCCGGCATATTGCCCATCCTTGCAAGAAATGATGCTCTGCGCGGGTTATCACCAGCTTTTACTGGTGCTTTCAGCGTCCCGCCGGTTTCAGCCTTATAACTAGCGCGACCAGCCGCATTCAGCCCGCCAGCGGGGTTCTTACCTTCTTTTCGTGTCCAGGCTGCGCTCATCGTGTGAATATAACGTCCCTGTTAACTCGGTCGGCTATCTTGTAACCCATAAACTTCAACCAAGTGATGGTTTCATTGTCGGTGTACCCGTATCGCTCGCCCAAACCTTTAAGCTCTAGCGTAATTACAGGCCAGCCTGCCTCAATAGTAGCAACAGCGCCTAGCAGAGCTTCATGCTCTGACCCTTCAACATCGAGCTGGAGGAAGTCGCAATCAGCCACGCCCAAGCTATCAATCGGGATAACCGCAAACTCGTTACCCTGTTTTATTTGATGAGCGCCTATGTTGTCAGGATAAACCCTATCAATCGCTCCCCTGCCGTGTAATCTTCCAAAGGCAGCGCGTCTGCTTACAATATTCCTTGCATTGCAGGTGTTAGCTTCCAGCGCCTCGTAGTTATCTACATCCGGCTCAACCGTATAGACAACCTTAAACTTTTCCGACAACGCCAAAGGATAAACGCCTATATTGCCGCCAGCTTGTATAACTGTCCTAAAGTCCTTACAAACGTCCAAGCTAAACCCTAGATCACCTACTTCGTCCAACAAAGCACCCAAGCAATGCTCGTCTGCCTCTGGCACAAAGTACCCTTTAGACGCACGCATATTGCACCCTTGTCTGCTCCCACGGTCGTGGTTTCCCGTGAAACACAATCACTTTGTCTTGCTCCCTGACGCCATGTTCCAGCACGTCAGCCTTGAAGCTGCACACGCCGTCCGTAATGTCCTGCCAATAAGTAACGGGTTCATTGCGTAGTGCGTGTTCAAGGTAAATCTGGTCACCTCCTTCGCAGTACCGTTCGCCGGTCTTAAACTCATCGTAAAGGAATTCATGCGGCTTTGACCACCACATCAAGCTGCTTTGCATCGCCAACGGGTTACGCTTGCCTCTGTATATATCTCTCATAATCACAAAGTCATGCGGTTTTGCTGCTTCTAGCATCTCGCTGCAATCACCTATTAGTACCGTATCCAAATCCATGTACAACGCGCTTGGCAGCCTAAATAGCTCCAGCTTTGACCACCAGCCCTCCCATCCGTGAATCAGCGGGATAGTGGCGCAATCTAACGTCATATCGGTCAGGCAAACAAAGTCCTCGTTCGGCAGATATTTAGCGCACATCGCCTGCAACGCATAAACATGAGCCGGTTTGAAGTCACCACCTGACTTTAGGACGCAAGCAATCACTTCTTAGCAGGCTTTGCAGTCTTTGCTGACTCACGGAAAGATTCAGCAGTTGGTGCGCCGGGGGTTCCAGGCTTACGCATCTTCTCGTTAGAACCTTGTTTTATGCGTTCCTGTTTAGCAAGAATATTTGCATAAAGTCCGGGCTTGTTCATACGCTAAATATGCCAATTGCCATTACTTCAACCCCTGCGCCGGTCGTGATTTTCCACGCACCGTCTTGGCTAACCGCGTTTAGTTCGACGTTGTAGACGTTCACGCCCGTACCTGCAAGCGCAGGGAGGACGGTATGCGTCAGAATGCCCGTTCCCGACCCGTCCACAATGACCACGTTGCCAGTAGCAGAGGTGCTGACAGTACAAACGATGCGATGCAGATAATCGCCTTTTGCGCCCGTTGTACCCAAAACCTGTGCGGTTGCGCTTGCAGGGACGTGCTCGTAAGAATACCTATACGGATAACTAACGCCACTCATAGTCTTTTCCTTTTGTTAAATTGTTGATGCGTTGCCCACATATCATCTAAAGTGACCTCGTTGCCGGGGCCGACTATCAAGGGTTTTACCTTATCCGGTGGCTTAACTGCTGGTTCCTGGCGCCAGACTATAGCTAACATCCTCATGGCATCGGCTGGATGACTGCACCAGTCATGACGCGGAGTCTGCCTAAACGCCTTTTTGTCCTCGTCATACTCCCGTTGATACTGGCGTAACGCTTCCATACCTTCGTCGCACCGTTCAGCATCAAACCATGTATTTGGCAGCATTTGCCTAACAGCCTGTATCCCGTCCTGCACGCTTAAGTCTGGCACGATAGCCAGGTTGTTGATACCGAGATACTCAGCCATTTGCTCAATGATGCTCTTACCTTGCGCCGCTAAGGTCTTAGCCCTTGCATCATGCGGTAGGTAATGCTTGCCATAGCTGTAAGGCTTGCTTGTAACGGTAGCGCATATCTCGGCTATGTTGGCGCCAGATACCGCATGGTAATCAATGACGTGGATTTCGCCCCTAATGACCTGATAGAACCAGATAGCCGTATCGTCCCGATAACCGAGGTCAAACGCCGTATTTACCTTAACTTCAGGCTGGTAGTCCACGCTGCATATCCGACCCTGCTCTGCCGCTTCGCGCATCTCAACCCCGTAGAACGCGCCAAGGATGCTGGCCTCGAAACTACATTCATACTCTTGGTCGTACTGGTCTTTGGAGAGCTGCGCCCTCGCCGCGGCTAGTTCGCCGGCCGGCAGTAGACCTGATTTGCTTGCAGGCAGCTCCAGCAGGAACCAATCATCCCGCAACCTCGCCGCGGTCTGCTTTATGTCCCAAAACTGGTTTTTACCCTTTGGAGTGCCACCGAACACCGCCCAGCCCTGCCGGTCGCTCAAGGAAGGCCGGATCACGTTACCCCAGACGCTACTCTTAAAATCTCCATATTCGTCCATAAAGATTCCGTCGAAACCTAACCCACGCATGGCATCTGCGTTATCGGCTCCAAACAACCTAACCTTGCTGCCGTTTATCATATCCACGGTCAACTCTGACTCATTGGTGCTGGCTGCCGCAGTAGCCGAGAAGTGCTTGAGGTAGTCCCACGCCACGGATTTAGCCTGGCTGCGAAAGGGGGCTATGTAGGCAAATTGGGGCATGGGACTTTTACTTGTGACCGCTGCTCGGATAAGGTCGTTAATCGCCGCCACGGTCTTACCAGCCCGCCTGTGAGCCACAAGGCACGACCACCGCTTATTACGGCTATGAAACGGCGCAAAGGCCGGTCTAGGCTTGTAGGGTATGACGTGGAGCGTCACTCAAGCCACCGGAAGGTATGGTCTACAGGCCCACCGTCTTTGCCCGTAGTTTCTGACCGCGCCAGTTTAGGGATGTGATACTCGATAGCCTTTAGGTACAGATCAGCGGCTTTAGCCGGGTCTTCTGACGCTACCTTGTTAAGCCAGCGGGCAAAGTTCCCTGCATTGTCTTGAGCTATCAACGCAATCGCATTACGCACGTCCACCGTAGTCTTGTTACCGACTCCGGCTTTACGACCGCCTGTCTTTGGTATTCCTTTAGGTCTTGCCATTTCTGTTTTAATCTTAAGTGGATACTCACTTACGTTATTTAAGATTCTTTAACTTGTAGCAAGTGCTGTCCAAAAGTTCCGCGATTTCATCAATAATGTTCTGAAGCTGCGTATCCTCTGGCAGCACTTTGCGAATCTTATCCACAAAGTCTTTGAGTTGCTCGATGTACTCAACAGGCTTCTTAGCTATGTGGTAGTCAGAAGGATAGTTAGCGATTACTTCATACCGGCCTTGATAGGCTTCTGCCCACTTATCCACAAGGTCAATGATGGCATCGTAGTAAGTACCAAGCGCAACATGTTCGCTGTAGCTTTTGGTTTGCAGATGCATGAAATGAGCATTAGTTCCTGAATGGAACATTACGCTTACAAAAGTCGCTGCGTTCTTGCTATCCATAAACGGCTCCGAGGGCTAAAGGTATGCTGGCTGCTACCAGCCCCCGGCGCAAACGTGCGTTGGTCACCAACGTCACGGCCAGCACATTCGCCGAAGGGGGAGGACGGCGAGTTCGAGAATTATACATTTTTTAAGATTAAACTTCAATTTTTTCAATGTCAATCGGTATTTTTTGCTTCCAAAGCCGCTTATATTCAGCTTCTAGGGTTTGGTAATGCAAAGCCAAAGTACCCGCCGCAATCATTGCCGCTTGAAAATCTTTCTTGTGATCGTTGTCCAGCATTGCCTTATTGCGGTTGTAAAGCAAACTAGTAATTTCAGCTCGGTCGGTCATAACGCCCCCCTTAATTGTTTTGATTGCGCCGCCATTGTTTTAACCGTGACGATAACCCCCTCGATGTCCCGCACGACTGCCCTGCAACCCAACCAGGAGGCTGCCCACGCCGTTTGTAGTGGGTTCTCCTTACCTCTACTTGCCTTGATCTCAACTAGCCAGGTGATACCCCCCAACGAAACCATAATGTCGGG